CAAACTCGGAAGCATCACGGCCAAACTTTTGAAACAACGCTAACTCTTCTTTCTCTTTGCGGAAATCGTGGTGAGTGAAGGCTTGCGGTTGCTCGGTAACGGTTACTTCGGCCAAAGGTGGTAAACCTGCTTTTTCTCGCAGTTCGTCTTTGGTCATGATTTGAAGCAAAGATTGCTCAGTTAATCTTTCAGTAATTGGTTCGGTAGGTTCGATTTCCAAAACACCCAAACCATTGAAAGAAAAAATGTAGTTGAATACCTTTTCCAACTTTTGAACTCGGTCGTTAACGTACACCGCCTTAAACAGTTCGTAAGCTTCAACCAACTCTGAACGTCCACCAAGTTGCCCTGAAACACGTACACCGAAAAGCATCGGGGAGGTTACGCGGTGAGCAACAAAGATTTCTTGTTGGATTGTTTCATTTAAGATATTAAACTGCTTATCGAGGTCGTTAGCGTTTAATGGCTCAATCTTTAATCCAGTGTCAGCACTATCATTGAAGTTCACCACGATACGCTCCCCATCGTCGCCTTTTAACTGCTTCTGTAATTGACGTTTGATTTCCCTTTGCTCTTCATCAGAAGGCACTCCATTATTGAAGTTGAAAAGGAAACCACCAAGGAAACCGTTACGTAAGTTATTAACGTGGTAATTTGCAATACGTGCATCCGTTTCGATGTAGGCAAGCGCCCCTAAGTATTCGGGGATAGGGTAATAACGCACGCTTGGAGCGTAAGAACAGTAATAGAATAATTGCTTACCTAAACGTTTTTCAGGGTCGAATGGCATATATTCCGTAAGTCCTTCTGGATCTCCAAACTCTTTCCACTCATCTGCGTAATAAAACTTACTTCCATCCACGTTGCGACGTAGGTTACCGAAGTTTTTATGTGCGATTTGGCTAATTTTCCCGTGCATATTCCACACGATTTCCAACGCAAATCCGTTAAAAATCTCGAAGTCAAGTGCGGTTTTGTATAGAATGTCGTTTAAATCGTCGTATGGGTTTGGGTTTTCCATCAATCGGTTCAACTCTCCCAACATTTCGCTCGGTACTTTGTCGGCTTCGTAAGTCCACCCATTACCCGTAATGTAGTTTACCTTCCCGTTGACAATAGCGTTATGCTTTGCTGAACGTTGGTACATTTCCAACAAATAATCGGGGTAACGGTTACTTTCCCCATACATAACGTAATCCTTTCCGTTCACTACCTTAAATTCAGGTAGCTTGCTTTCAAAGTCCTGCCTTACAATAGGCGAACTTTTCGGGATTCCGTACACATTTTTTACTCTTCTTGAACTCATAAATTTGGCTCTATGTAAGTTGTATTGTTTTCAAATACGATGTCGGTAGCTTCATTCGCCAAAACCTCGTACAATCCAACTTCCAACACGTTTAAAATTTCTTCGCTTTCAGGATTGACCGCTCCTTCATTACCCTCGTAAAGTGTATATAAACACTGACCAACGGGTAGATTCCCAACATTGCAATTCCAAGCATCAAAACGGCCAGTAAATAAGCTAAGGTTTTGAGCCTTTTCAAAGCTGAAAAAATAATCTTCATTCGTTGCTACGTGGTGAATGTTCAAATATACCCATGCACCGCTCACCATGTTTTCGGTAGCGGTGAAGTATAGGCGGTTAACTGCGTTCGTTGTGATCAACTGCATATTTATATAATGGGAAAAAACGAAAATGTAACGAATAAAAAAAGGTGGCACGAATGCCACCCTTCAAAATATAGAAAGTGTGTAGGGTTAATCCAAAGGTACAGTGCCCGTGAATACAACGATTGGGTCTTTCTCCATAGAAGTAAACGTCAAAGTCATGCCGTTTAAATCTCCCATCGCAGTTCCAGTTGCAGACGTTCCAGTAGTTAAATAAACTCCGTTCTCCAATCCCATAACCCACTGTGCTCCGTTTCTATCAGTAGCAATTACGGCCAATTTAGCTTGCGCTAATAGCTTCAACTGATTGCGAAGTTCAGCGGTTAATTTAGGCAATACGATTGAAAGTTCGGTTTGGTAAAAGGTAGTACCGTTTTCAACGCTTGATGTTACCGTTTCGGTGAATTGTGCGGTGTTCATTGGCAATTCAAACGAAAAGAAACCACCCGTAGCGGTTGAGATAGCACCGTTTGTAACGGCACCGTAGTCCACATCTTCAAAGTTATCGATGTAAACTTTTTTTAATCCACCAACGCTGTCTTTACAAGCGAGTGAATAACCTGCGGTTAATGCGCAACTCATATCTTTATTTTTTTATTTCAGTTCAAAAAAAAGGGTGGGCGATTTCACCCACCCCTCGGTTAATAGTTCAATGATCGATTAAGCAGTCATGATAAAACGACGGGTCTGATCAGGGAATGCGATTTGAACGCCTGCCTTGAATTCAGCAACGAAACGAACTTCGTCATTTTCCTTAGCGTAGAAAATTTCGAAACGCTCTTCTTCGTTTAGAAGGTCAGTACCGAAAACGAAGTGAGAAGTACGACCTGCATATAAATCATATTGGCCGTTCAAACCGTTAACACCGTACAACTTGATGTTTGATCCTGGCAAAGTCAATTCGTAGTTCTCAACACCGTTCAAGTAAGAAATATTGAAGTAGTTTTGAGCTACCAAACCTTGCTTAATAGCAGTGAATACGTCGATACCGCAGAAAATAGCAACGTCATCGTAACCTTTGATGTCAGCAGGAAGGTAAGTTTCAAACGTGTTCAACAACTTGATAGCGTTTGAAGAAGTTGATTGCAAAGTAGCAAATGTAAGGTCAGTGGTCCAACCGTAAGCGGAATCGTTCAAGTCAATGCAAGCGGTAGTAGGAGCGGCAGTAGCTGCATCTTGGAAAATCTTTTGTAATCCAGTGATTGAACCTCCTGAACCATCACCCTGCCAAATAGCAGTTTCCAACGTCTTCTGAATAGAAGCAACCTTTTGCTCTGCGTAAACTTGCTCGAATGGAATAGTAGTTGGCATTGAACCCGCAGTTAATTGGGTTTGCATCCAGTACGCTTCCAAAGCCTTTGGGCACATTGCTTCATGAACTTTGGTGTGAACCGCAGTCAAGTTGCGCTGTGTGAAATCAGTTGTGTTTCCTGAACCATTGAATCCGCAAGTATTGCCATAAGTGAAGGCAGTTGTAGTGTCCAACAAGTTCAAAGCAGAAACATACTTAACACCAACTTGCTTGTTGATTAAAGAAATGGTACGTGCGTTGAATAACGACTTGGTGATTAGGGGTAGGGTCTGTTGATTAGTATAAGTACTTAACCCTGTAAAAGTGTAACTCATTTTTGTTTATTTTAATGCGTTTAAAAGTTTTGAAAATTTATCAGTTTGCTTTTCCTTTGGATTCAAGTAGGTGAAAGCAACAGGCTTAGAAACCTCGGCAGTTGGACGGCTTGCAACCTCTTCAACAACGGCACTCATGGCTTCGGTAGCTTTACCCATTCCATCCATGCGAGTCATTAAATCAGCAATCATACCCTCCAACTTGGTAATGCGCTCGCTCATTGATTCCATTTCCTTAGCATGGTCTGGCATTGGCATTGCTTCGGCCATTTCCTCGCTTGCTTCTACTTCAACCTCGATTGAAGGCTCTTCTTCAATAGGCATGATTTCAACAATCTTACCGCCTTCGGTTTTGATCTTAGCAACACCAACCAATTCATGCTCTCCATCGGGAGCAGGAACGGCATTACCATCCCCGTCGATTACCATTACCTCAGCACCTACAACGATTTCACCGTTGATTGATACTTGACCACCACTTGCAAGGTCGTACATGGCGAACTCTTGTGCGGTTGGGGTAACTTCGGTCGACATGAGATAGCTTTTAATTTTTAGCAATTCAGCTTTAATATCCATGTGATAAAAGTTTTATACTTATGAAATGGGAACGTAAAAAAAAGTGACAAAAAAATTATAGCATTGAAAGTATTTCGTCAATCAAAATCACTTCCAACGGCAGTTGCTTGGATGCTTGGAAAGGTGCGTGAATGAAGTCACCCTCAACTGAAAATCCTTTGAACGTTCCATCCTTAACCTGATTCCATACGTCTTCATTGTTCACTTTATACGTTCCGAACCAAGTACCTTCTGGGCAATCCTCAAAGCCTTTTGGTGCGCTTATTCCACGATCACCGTCGGTTATGAATGACTCAATCATGAACACGTCCTTGATTGGTGTTTTGTGTTCGGTGTTGACGTTTGAAATGTACTGATTCTGCATGAATTTTTCCGCTATCTTCTTGATCGTTTCTGCGGTGTAAGTCACGTAATACTCCCCAAACTTTTCGTCACGTCTGAATATCATTGAATCGGGAATCATTAACGGACCTGTGACCAACCGTTTTTCTTCGTTCGATGTGAACTTCATGCGGTTGTTGAATGCGTGGAAATTGCGCTCGATTGCAGGAGCGTTAACGAGTGCGACAAAGTCAACACCTGTTGACTCTTCATCGTTTACCACAAGCGAGTAAACGGGTAAATCATTGTAAGTATTCATATTATTTTCCTAATGTTGCAGTTCTTTGTAATCTTTGAGAGCGTTTTTGTTTATCTGAAATATCGGTTTCAAGTACATATGTACGCACGGTTTGTTGTTTCAAGTTACCTTGCGCATCTAATTGCAGTTGGGTGCTTCCGATTGTCGGTGTAGTTGTAGCCATTTGTGATGGTTGAGGAACAGTTCCACCGCCACTATTTGGATTTGTAGGTGAATTATTTGCGTTTTTATCAACTTGAACTTTTGTAATTGCTCGCACCCTTGCCAATCCTTGTGCTATTGCAATACTTGCAGCAACGGCCGCTCTAATTGGCGCATCAGGAGTAACAAGTGTAATTTGTGAAGCATAGGCTTTTTGAGCTGACATATATGTATCAATTAACGTCGATGCAATAGCAAAGGCTTTTCCAGCTTTTGTATTTTTACCTAATAAATCAGAAGCTAAATTGAAAGCATCCATTGACATTTTTAGCCATTCATTTGTAGCATCTTTTTTGTTTTGTAATGAAACTTGGTCAAGTTCAGCATTTAGTTTTATTTCATTTGATAACCCTTTTAATGCTTCTGTTGAACGCTCAATATTTTTTTCGCTATCCTCCGCAAGTTTTGAAGTAAGTTCAGGTTGCTGAATGTATGTTAATTCTAATTCTTTGTAAGATTTTAATTCTTCTTGACGATGCTTTTTAATTGCTTCTGTATGCTTTCGATTTGCTTCTTCAATAGCTTTTTTGTAATTAGCGTCAAGGATTAAACGTTTGTTATTTGCATCCGCAATTTCAGAAGTCAATTCTTTAATGCGTTTCTTTTCTTCATCGGTTGCAATACCCGCTTTTTCTTTTGTTTGAAGTGCGCTCTTTTCGATTTGTAAATTCTTAATGCGTAAATCAGCAAGTTGCTTTTCTAAATTGTAAATATCCTTTGTGCTTTTCCCTTGCGCCTTTGCTAATTCAATCGCTCTTTCGATTACCTTTTCGCTTTCCTTCATCGCATCCTTCGTTTTATTGAAGGCATCCACAACCTTTTCGGCATTGTCCTTGGTTTTTGCAGTTGCGCTGTCATCAATCAATCCAAAGGAAATAACGCTCAAAAAGTCACGCACCTTTGCGATAATTCCATCGAAAGGTTTTAGAAGGTTCATGACTACCTTTTTAACGTCCTCAAAGTTGCTAATCAGTAAACCTAACCCAACAACTAACGCACCGATTCCCGTTGATGCTAACGCTAATCGAAACAACTTCATCGCACCCGTTGACGTTCCCACAACTGCGGTGTAAGCCGTTTGTGCCGTGGTTGCAATCGCTAACCTCAACGCACTTTCCTTTTGTAATACGTTGGTGATAGCCGTTACCCCTTGAAGCAAAGCCATTGCACCTTGCGTTTTCTTGATCGCTTCCTCAACTGCTTTATTCTCCGTGCCAAATAAAGCAAGCGCACCTTGGGCAGCTGCAAACCCACCCGCAATACCTTGCGCACCTTGGGCGAACGCATCCAAGCGGAATGTATCGGATGATAAAGCTTTGATAGCTTGTTTTGTATCCCCGATTTGATCCTTAACCTCCCCGGCTCTTTGTTGCAATTTCTTAAAGGCATCCGTTCCAGTTTGCCCAGCCGTTGCCATTTTATTAAGTTCACCCTCAATCGAGCGCAATTCCTGTTTAAGGTTCTTGAATTGCCCCGTGGCTTGGTCGGTTTCACTCTTAACTCGTAATACTATATCCTTTTCTACGTCTGCCATTACTGTATAATTGTTTGTGGTTTTGGTTCGTCTTCAATAAATGCACCCGTTCCGCTTGTTAACTCAAACACGGTAGGAGTAAATGGTGCTAAATCCAACACCTTTAAAAGTTCGATCGAGGTGCTTTCGTCGTTCGTTGCATCGTAATCGCTCACCGATAGCAAATAAAACAAAGTGCCGTTAATGTAAATCGGTTTGCGGAAGTCCAGGTTCAACACATCAACGGGAGTAAGTTGTGCAAATAGCTTGACTTTCTTTGCGTCTTTGTCGGTGTATAGCTTTACGTAATCCAACCAAAAGCGGTTGAATAAGTTGTTATTTGTGTACCTATAAATAGCTCCGCTCGTTTCATCGCTTTGGTAGTACAACTCCCTTGGAATACCAAAGCAAAGATCATAGGTTGGGTTGTACGGATTATCTAAATTACCCGCATAAGGATAACTGGTGTATTCGGTGTCTTCAAAAACGAATTCCGTTAAGCTTGGAAATTCGATAAATTCATGGTACAAAATGCGAAGATTAGGAGTAACAGGTTTCACGTCTAAGGTAACATCGCCACCGCTTGCCGTTCCTTTGCTATCGATGTCGTAATAACGTGCGTAAATACGTGGACTTGGTGAAAATCCAACCATTACGCTATTGCCAAATCCAACGTCTTCCGATTGCTCACCATTGCTAAATTCATTTGAACTAACATATAACCGTGAACCATAACTTGATTGATATGCACTTTGGTAACGCTTCTCAAAGAACCCACCACCGTCTTTGTAGCTAAACTTGTACGTCTTTGGATTCATGTAACCACACGGCACTACTTCATAACCTTTTTGCACGTCCCATTTGGAAGTCCAATCGAGGTAGTTTGAAGGGTCGTAAAAGTCCGAGAACGGTTCAATGTAAAGCTTCTTTTGATCGTACTTGTCAGGCATGATAAATAGGTTGAACATACGAACCAAGTACATAAGGAAATCAGATTGCTTAACCTTAGGAACGATCGTTTGGTTCATATCCCAAGAATCACCGATTGCCATTTGTGGCGTTCCTGCTATTTGATTTAACCAATATGTATTTGAAGCATCAACGTTGATTGTGTAACCAAGAGCACCACCACCATAAATTACATCGTATTGATCACCAATATTCGCAACGTCTTGAATGAAAAAGTCTTGGGTAATGGTTGTATTTGCAGGTGTATTAAATCCAAAAAGAATATCTAAATCGCTACCAATTTGCACTCCATTTTTTCTTAATACGGAAGTAAATAAAACTTGCGTAGCAGGGCCAGTGCCTTGAACCAATGTAGCAGTAACACGAATTTGAAAATTGTAAGTACGATCAGCAGGTGCAGTAAACTTCTTTGCAGTTGTATTGTAATTTCCACCATTGAAATAAGGTGCAGGTGTTGACGTTCCAAATTGGTAAAGCGTGGGAGAAATAACTCCATTCAAAGATAAATTGTTATTCAAGCGAATGTAGAATAAATTAGTCACCGCTTGTTCATCCGTCAAATACGGCACACCACTAACCCCATACGGAACGACTAACTGCTTAAACCATTGTGAGGTAAGGAAGTCGCTTTCGTAAGTAAATCCCGCACCATCGATAATCTTATCGACGTACTTTTTTACCGCAATCGCAGGGTAAAAATCCTCGGTAGTAAACACATCAGCATAAGGACTCGGTGCTTGGGTACGTGTGAAAGCATTTTGCCCGTAATCAATAGCAGGGTAATAGTAATCGTTTGCCGTACTGCCCACCGAATTGTACCAAGCATCAACAACGTTAGCCCCATCCCATTCGTGGTTCAACTCGCTGAAATCTAAGTCAGTCAATTCGCTATCGCCTAACTGCTTAAACAAGTTCACATTCTCCCCGTACAAACCGATTTCATACGTCTTAAATTGTCCGTCACTCTTAACCGCTAACAACTGAGCAATGCCATTGAAAACTTCAACACCATTCTGCAACACGTAAGCATTTACCCTAACACTCGGGTCAAATCCAATTACCCACTGATCAAATCGGTAAATCGAACCAAACACATTATCATTGTTAGGAGTGCCAGGAATTTCAATGGTTCTGCTAACCGTTCCTTTGCGCTCTACGGGGTTTTCTATGTCCGTAATGGAATAGGTTAGGCGAATATCAATATCGTCGCTTAAATCCAATCTTTTGCCGTCAATATAAAGTTCTGTTATCATAACGGCATCGCTTCATCAAAGGTGTATTTGTAAGTCATGGTAAGCGTGTGCAACTGATCGAAGTCACGCTTCCAAACATTGAAAGACGTATCGGTTACCAAAATGGGAACTAAGTATTCAACAACACCTTCATCGGTCTGAAATGCCTTACGTAACCAAAGACGTGGGGAGCGCACCATTTCAGCTAACCATTCAAATTCTGCATCGGTTAACCAATCAGAAGAAACCGTGAACTCTTTATTGTAATCTACTTGTGCGTTGTACTTGGAAAAGTTAGTGTAACCTCCGTAAATACCCGTGTTAGTTCCAAATGTATCTGCTAAATAAGGACGGCTCGCTTCAACTCTTTGAATGCTTTGCCTTTCTCGGTTTGGCTTGGTGAACACGTAACTATCAACCCCACCTAATTGGTTCTCAAAATGTATCTCAGTAAACGTAAATCTTGAACACTCATCTGTTAATAAAACGTTGTATTCAATAGACGCTTGTTGCGTTCCTAAAATATCTTTAAAAGCCGTAACGGTATAGTAGGAAGAACCTAGAAAATCAGCATTGCCACCTTGCGAATCGCTTGTAATTGTATCTGGAATATTACGAACGTCGAAAGGCATAAAAGGAACGGCAATCATATTGAACTCGTTTTGTTCGCTTGACCCATGACTTTGCCCGTTGATTGTAAAAATAAAATATTCACGTATCAAAGTATTTGTGCTATCGTAATAACGGTATCTAATCGAATCAATATTACCCTCCAAATTTTTATCACATAACCAATAAAGATTTCCGCTTTGATTGTAAATATTTGAAGCGTAAGCCTTGGTTGATTGTGGTCGGTTGGTTAATGGTAAGCGATAATCTAACGCATCTTGATCTAACCAATAAATAGGTTTTAAATTTCCAAATTGCACAAAGTCAAAAACAGTCCAAGCCCCATTGTAAATTATTGCTGTATATGCGCTTGTTGGTGCAGGTTCTCCACCCGTGTACTCTTCATCAAATTCAACGTCGAACTCAATGTATTGAGTAGGGCACCCAAAGCTTTCAGAAACTACAATGTTACCATCCGCAATGCGTGGCGTTACTTCAAAGTAACCGCGCACAATTTCCTGAAAATTAAAGCGTCCATAGTTGTTATTTGTCGCACTTGGAACCGTCTTCAACTTAGCCACCAAGTTTCCATTTATAGAAACATTTGCAACGTATCGAAAGTTCGGTTCGGTTTTATTATCACTATCAACCACGTACACCAACGGATTTCCTGCCGTCGAATACCTTGGTTCATTTACTTGGGTTATTATCGTTATTGCCATATCATTTAAAAATCACTGCTGTCATCGCTTGGGCGGTAAATTCTGCAACCCTTTGCGCTAAATCATTTAATCTATTTTCGGTAAGCGTTGGTTGAACGAATGGATGTGCATACGTTCCCTTTTTGTAAATGCTTCGACGTACTCGGGAAGCCAAAGAATACACATCTTTTTTACCGCTCGCCATCGATTTGAATTGTACCCATTTCACCATATCCTCCAATCTCGGGTACTCCTTAACGGTAAAGGGTGAATTAGGTGCTTTGGTACTGCTTTCCGTACCCTTTTGCCCGTACTCCAAAGTCTTCCAGTACGCAGGTGCTTCGATTTCAACTTCGTAACCTTTACCAAATCTTTTGATCGGTGCAACGATTAACGATTGCTGTAAGTTACCCGTCGCACGGCTTTTGTTTGCATCAATCTGTTTTCTAAAAAGTTCGATTTGTTCATTGCACCAATCGACAATTTCCTTTTCAACACCTTCAAAAGCTTGGTTAACGTCGGTAGTGCCAAACCCACCAACCGCAGAATTGAACGCACCACTCACATCGTTGAACTCGATAAATGCCATACTTATTAAATGGGAAATCCTAAAAAGTTACCCATTCGCTCGACGCTTTATTTCAAACGCCTCATGTTTGCTTTTCTCAACTTGGTAACTCGCATAGTTTAAAAACTCCATAGCTGGCAGTTCAAACACTTCATTCCATTTCAACACATCGCTACCCGCTAACCTATCAATTACAACGATCCATCCGTAACGCTCGGTGAATCCTGTTCCAAGGTCAGGGCGTCCATCTCCGCTTTCAACGTCTGCATTTCCTTGTCCAAATAGGTTGGTAAATCTTCGAGCAACTTCACCCAACTGGCCAAAAAAAAAGCGGACAATCCCAATGCTTCAATCGCTAACATCTTTTCCTTAACCAACGTAGCACGCTTTGCATGGTCCTTCCCGTTGTACTTTTTAGGAAACCAACCAAACTTCGTTTCACGTAAAAGCGATGCAACGCACAAATGCAAGTTCTTTACTCCGTCCTCTTTCGTCTTATTCCACTCGCTTATTTCCACGAATTGAGCGGTGTTAATTTCGTCAAAGAATCGGGTAACATAGTAACGCTTGCCGTCAATCTTTACGAATGATTTGAACGGTTTAAACGGCTCTTTCTCCAACTGCTTGGCGATGGCTTCATATCGCTTGCGTAAATCAATTAACGGGTAATTATCAACCGCATCGAAACCGTTACCTTCCACGATTGCTACAACCGAGCGCATATACTCCCACCCTTCGAGGTGTTCAAGATCGGCCAAAAGTTGGTATTGACCAACGGTTAATTTTTTCCAAATGTTATTGTATTGCATATTTTCCTCTATTCTTTTCTGCTAATTTATTAAGTGCCAAATACCTCAAAGCATCCATGCCGTGATTGAATGAATCGATGGGTACGTTTGTAGCGTTTCCGTCCTTTTCTTTCCATTTGTAGGCATTCAATTCTTTGAGTAAGTTAGTTGATCGGTTTGTTACATTTATTCTGAATCGTTTTAAAATATCAATTCCGTTTAAGATACTATCTTTCCCCTTGTTTGCACCTTCAATACGCCAACCCATGCGACGGATTTCTTCAATCGATTTTGGTTCAGCTGAATCCGCCACAATGGTAACGCTTCTATCTATACCCGATTGGGTAAAGAATAAACTAATGTCTTGGTTTGTGTACCCTTTATGATACATTACTTCGTCAATGATTAACTCACCATTATAACGGTAAACACCAACAACTGCGGTAGGGTCATTAGTAAATCCGAAGTCCATTCCGTAACCAATCAACTGCGCATCGCTTGGTATCGTTCCAATCGTTCCCCAATTACGGTAGATTAAACCTTCAATCTTTCCAGTCATGCCACGGGCGTACACCTTCCAAAGTTCCTCATCCTCATTTCTGATACCTTCAATATCCCGCCTTGTTTTGTCACTTAAAAACGGGTTATGCCTATGGTCTGAAATGATCAACTCAACACCTTCCTTACCTATCAATTTATCATGGACCCAAAAACGTGCATTAGGGTTGTAGTCGATAAAAACCTGTTTATTAGTTCTTCGTGCTAATTCCCAATATATCCAATAATTGATTCCGTTCGCCTCATTCATAAACAGGTAATGACGCTTTCCGCTCTTTGCATCCTGCGAATCTTGATAGCTTTTAAATTCAATAATTGATCCGTTGTGAAACGTGTAAATACGATCACTCGCATTGTAGCCTTTAATCCAACTTTGAATATCAGGCGAACTCGCTACAATCGTTTGCATATCACGAAGCGCACCGCTTTTCAGGTTCGGCACGTCCTGACCTACAACGCTAATCACTTGGTCGTTTTCTCCGATTGCTTTCAAGCATAGCACTTGTAATATCGAGTAAGTTTTCCCCGAGCTTGTACCGCCTTGGTTAACGATAACTTCCGCAGTTGAATTGTAATTGCGATCGAATATGACAGACGTTTGAAACATCAATCGAGAATAATTGCATCCTCACTATTTGAAAGCGGTGTAACACTTTGAACCAACCCAATCTGAATTTCGGCCTTTGGCAGGCTCACGGTAGTATCAACTGTTTCCTTCGGTTTACCGTACACCCTATCCATCAACACCTCGATTAAGTGAATTGAACCACGCTCGTAATCACGTTGTGCTTTCTTTGCAATCATGGAAATCCAAAACGGTACATCGTCACTCTTTGCGTAATCCATCAACTGGGTGCGTGTCATTCCAAGTATTCCCGTTATGATTTCATTTGCTTGGGAATGGCTTAACCTAACGTTGAACTCTTGCAGGAACGTGTCTTTAATTACGTTCTTTAAAAGTTTTGGCCTTCCATTTCGGTTGATGTTTTCGGAATTTGTATCGAAACCGTTTTTAGGTGGTTTTCCTTTTAGTTTTTCTCCGCTTGGCATTTTGTATTTTCGTTTTTATTTCCTACATTTGTTTTAATAAAGGCGAGGTTGGTGTAGTGGTAACACACTCAGCATTCCAGTTGAGAGTCAGCGTTCGATTCGACTACCTCGCTCAAAGCCCTGCGTTCTTGCAGGGTTATTTTTTTGCCCTTATACATACCCGCTCCCATTTCATCTATTTTACTGAATGGTAATATAGGCACGGTTATTTTGCAAGTCTTGTCGATAAGGTAAATGTATCTATTTTGAAACCCTTTTACATTTTTACAACCTGCATTTAAAAATAAAGTTATTGAAGCACTACCTGTATCTTTAATTCCACATTCTTTCATAATTCTTGCTCTTTTAGGATTTCCAACTTGTGTAAGCGTCATTCTTGTAACACGTTCACCTTTTGGAGTTTCAATTATTTGAGTACTTTCTTTTACAGCAGTAAGTAAAAATCCACTTGCTCTATAAATTGCACCATCTCCACATTGCACGGCATCAGAAAAAGAAAGAATCCATTTTATATGCGGTGCATTTTTTTTAATTAACTTAAATGCAATACTTAAACATCTACTTTCTGAATTTTTTGGCAAATAATTATCGAATGCCATGCGATTAAGTTCTAACATTTCATTCCATAAACTTGGCTTGACTAAACCTAAAACTTTCGATTTATCCATTGGACTACCAAAACTCATTACTCCATGCAATTTATTATCAAGAAAGCATCCAAAATGCAAAGATGAAGTATTTGAAACAGTACCACTATAATGATTTGCTTTAACGAATGGAACGGCAATTTTTGCAGGTATTACCTTAACGATTATTTCCTTTGCTCTGCCCATTGCATTACGATTAAATAAAGTGCGTTCCCATTGCTATTTTCATTTCCCATGGTTTCCGCATATTTATACTCCTCAGTTAGTTTTATTTCTGCTATTGCATTTTGTATTTGAATCGCTTGTTCATCTGCCAAAGTAAAAGTCATTTGTTGGAATGGTGCTTTATCCCCATCGGGCAAACTAAACTCAGTATCTAATTCGTCTTGGTTAACATCAAACCCAATACCATCCAATCCCCACTCCGTCAGTTCTTCGGCATCCCAATTACTTGCAAGGTCAGCCCAATCCCATTCCCCAAACCCAACGTTATCCTTAATGATAAACTCCTTTTGTTGATCTTCGGTTAAATCCTCGGCCTTGATTACTGGAACTTCTTTCAACCCTGCTTCCTTGCACGCTTTCAATCGCATATTTCCACCCAAAACAATACCGTCAGTGTTTACTACAATCGGACGCAGTTCTAACATTTCGGGAAAGTCTTGAATCGACTTCACCAACTTTTTGAACTTGTCGTCTTTAATTACCCTTGGATTGTTTGGGTTCGCTTTAACCTCCGATACTTTCCACTTTTCAATCTTCATATTTCTATTTTGTTAACGATTTCTTTCAACTTCTGCATACACATAAGTTTTAATTCGTAATCGGTAGCACCGCCCACGCTCACATGATCGGCCGTTTCGGCTATATCCATAAGCAAGTGCGCAATGGTTGCGTATAACTCAACCGCTCCAATAGCCTGTTCAATTACGTCGTTTTCTTTTGTCGTGGTCATTTCTCTAACTCCTTCAACTTTGCTTCACTCCAACGCAACCCAGCTAAACCACCCCACAAAAGGTAACTGATATAACCACAATCGGTAGGCTTTCCCGTTTCGTAGTACGTCTTAGCACGGCTTAAATAGGAGTACATTCGTTTGATCGTGGAAACGCTTAACGGCTCACCATTGGCAAGCTGTTGCGCTCTAACCTTACCGACTTGCGTTGCACATTTGTTACCCTCTTTCTCGTTCAGTTCAATACCTCGTTTGGCATTGTTCTTTACCGCTTCGGGGTAGTCGGAATGGCTTTCAAACTTTGCGTAACTTTCCTTTCGGCTCAAAGCATTGCACACCGCTAACCGTTGAATCGGATCTTCATATTCCGTTTTCATGACTGTATTGATCATGCAACGATCTAAGAACTCACTTTTGCTTTCGTCTTGGTTTCTTTTTGGTAGTGGCATCGGTTGTATTTTTAGTGTTCACAATTTCGGTCGGTTCACTTTCCGTGAACGCTTCTTGAATAAGTTGCTCATGGATTGCTTTATGCCGTCTATCAAGTTCAGCATCGTAATGGTTCATGATCGTCGAGAATGCGTTAACGGTACACGCTTGGCATCCACCCGTCCAACGCTTACCCATTACTTCACTCCATACCCCACCCATTAACGCTACTTGTTCACCACTTAGGCGCAACGTCTTTTCATTTTGGAATTGCACCCATTTAGGGTACAATGGTTCTAACCGCTTCAACTGTTCGTCGGTCATTTTGTTAGCTATTTTCATATTTCTTTAATTCACGTCGTAAATAATAAATTGCTTTTATCAAATCCTCTTTTGGATTGTCGTGTTTATAGTTTGCCCTTGCGGTGTACTTGATCACGTTACCTAAGTTGAAGTTCAACTCAAAGGCATCGATTAAGTCAATCGGTTGCACCTTCCTATCGTAGTGTTCGGGATTCATCGGTAAATCCTATCAATTAAAAAGTAAGCAATAATGCAAGCGATAAAACCGCACCCAATAGAATAAGCAAACAGGCTCAACAC